TCTATAACCTACTGACAATGGGTCACTCATAGATGATTTAGACATTTCATCTAACATAGGTTTTGCTTTTGATAATGACCCTTGAGCCATTCTTATTAAAGCGTCAAACTGTTTTAATTCACCTTTGTTAAATGTAGATGAACCAGATGTATCTTGGTAAGAAGCAGACGCCAAAAATATAGAAGTAGGACCTTGACCTTTTATACTACCAAAACCGGCAGTTAACTCTGTCATTTTTTTACCTGTATATTTTGTATGAAATACGATACCAAGTTTTGCTCTTGTAATTCTTTTTGCAATATCACTATCAGCTGGTACTGCATATGTAATTGTATTAGGTGTAAAAGTAATCATCTTTTCACCACCAATAGTAGCAGCTTTTAAATCACCTCTTGTAAATAACAAGTCACCTTGATAGATACCATTCATACCAAGTTTAGGCAACTCTCTTAAACAAACTGCTAATTTGTTTGCAAGTTCACCACCATGGTTTCTGGCAATATCTGATGTTGTGTAATTTATTTTAGGAGTTTTATTAAATACTGATTTAGTACCTACAAAGAATTTACCATTTTCTGGATTTTGTCCACAGAATACAGCAGGCGCACCGTCCCATTTGACGGTCATATTTAATTTGCCACCGATATTACCGGCTAGCATATTTCTTACTGCGTTAAGGAAATTTATTGCGTTAACACCGCCTTGTGAACCACGATTAATAATATCGTCTTCTAGGTGTTCTAGGTGTGTATTCTTTTCCTTTGTGAAAAAGCCTTTAAAACTAAACATTTGTTCTCCAATTTATCCATTAATATAATAATTCAAGTAATCCATTAACAAATCATACTCCTATTTATACATATTATACTATATAAAGGAAGCTTTGGCAAGCACTTTTTTAAGATATTTTTAAGAAAGGACCAGCGCTGGCATACTGTTTTTTTGCACCATAGTATGCTACATTTAAGAAATCATTTAATACACCCTTTGTTTGTAGTGTATTTAATATCTCTATCCATTGAAAACATTGAAGTTTACTTGACAATTGAGAGGCAGTTCTATTATTACCGACCTCTAATTTTCTAGCCTTACTGAATGATGTTTCCCATTTAACTTTACCAAAATAAACCTTATTACCTGCAATGGTATATCTGGCCAATTTTTTCTGTTCGGTTAAATAAAAATCAATATCTTGTTTTGAAAACTGACCTACTTTTGGTATAGCAGTTCCCATTCTTCTTTTTAATCCGTATTTTGTTAAGAAAGGATCCAATGCCTCTCTACTAGATACTTTACCTAGTTTAGCAGCTGCTCCTGAACCTGTCATATCCATTTGTGTACTCTCTCTTTCGCCACCAGAAAAAGCACGAACCTGAACATTAACTACAGCACTACCCACTTTTAAAGCAAACGCCATTTCACCTGTATTAAATTCGCCATTTGCTTTTAAATCTAAATCACATCTTAAACTACCTTTGACCATGGTAATTTTTTCTACTTTATTACCTGCAACATTTGTTTCTTCTAAACTAACTGATTTACCTAATTTTTTAAGTGATATACCAATCAAATCTCTTTTCTTAAATAGTTCTCTCATGTATTCATTTAAAGCGTCTAACTTGGCAGTTGGCTCTGATTTCATATTGCCTATCTTTGTAACTTTATCTTGTATTTGTTTTAATTTACTTTTTCTACCAAGATAGATGTCAGCAGGATTCCAACTGTCTTTGGTTCTAACACCACATTTTTGTAATGCAATCTTTTCAATAAAAGGCATAATACCAGTATCTCTGGAATATTCGTAACCTTTATTAGAACCTAACCATTTTTTTAAAGCAGTTGCCTGCATTTGAAATGTATTAGCCCAACCATCATCATATTGAGAATATATTTTTTCAACTTCACTATCTCTAGGAAATCTACCTGTTTCAATGTATCGTTCACAAACAAATCTAGTAGCGTTCTCCTGTTTGGCAGTTTCAGCTGCATTTATAGTTGAACCACCTGCACCTGAGCCATTACCATATTGTATTTTTAGGCCTTTAGTATCAGTTGTTTTAGCTAATGTTTGTTTAAGAGCTGCAATACCTATTTTCTTTTCGACTGCTCTAGGTATTTTTATGTCTGAGAAATTAGTTGTAGGATCCAATATGATTGTTTCACCATAAGTCTTACTTATGTATGAATATATCTGTGAAGCTTGCAAACTAAATGCCTTCTTCTTTGATATAATTTCTTTTGCGTTGTTAGCTCTGTAATTGAATGCCATACCACTATTTATATACTAGTGGTTAATCTTTGTCAAGCCTTTCTTACATCTTCCATAGGGTTGTAGTTTGCTGACACAACATATCTAGCGCCCTCAAATTCTTTTGAAGGAACATGATGTTTTACATAAGAGGGAAATATAACAAGAAGGCCATTTTCAGGTTTAACTTCTTTCTTATAATCTGTAAATATTAAACCAGGACATTTTTTAGGAGGTTTGATATAATATGTAATTGAATATGTAGAAGGAAAATGGTCATGGTCTGTTGCCATATTACCACTTTCGTATTTCATACCCCACATATCACTACAAATGAAACTAGTTGCCAAATTAAATTTATTTCTAACAATCGTTTGTATCGCTTGAATGATAATATTATTTAATTCTTTAAATCCAGGATAATCTTGCATACGCCATTCAGTCATTTGTGCTCTTACATTTGTAGATAAATTTTGTCTGTCGCCTTGTTCTTCTATTGTATTTACAATAGTATCCATGATTTTTTTATCTGTGATATGAGTTGTAAAATATTCTAGCTGATGATTGCCTACTACGGTATTTTTATTTAATTTAAACATCTCTTTCACCTTTTAAACATAAAAAATCAGGAATACCTCCGTTTTCTAGCCATACACGGTGTTTGTTTTGAAACTTAACTAATGAAGTTGCGTCTTCTTCAAAAAAGAATTCTGATATGATTTTACCTTTAGGTTTTTCAATTACCTGCCATAAAATCTTACGGCCTCGTTTTATCATTTTTTTAATGTAATGCAAATCCTTATCCGCCTTTCCTGGTCTTTTATCACCTTTATGAAATCTAACTTTTTGTGTTTTTCTTTTAGGCATTATAATTTAAAGTCTGAAAACTTATCATATGCCTGGTCTGGTGTAGGATAGTTTTCTTTTGTTTGTGTTTGATTGGCGTCAACAATATTTTGAGCATTGTTTTCTACATCATACAATCTCATCTTAGCTCTGTCAACACCTACGATAAATGCCCTATTCGCAGCTGGGTCATTGTATCTATTCTTTAATTGTTTGACTTTCATTTGACCTAATGCCTCTAGTTCTTCGTTTGACATTAAGGCAAACATGAAGTCAGCAGTAGCAGGTAAACCAAAACTTTCTGAAGTATCTTCTAAACCAATATCAGTTGATACATAACCAGTTCTAGTTGTTTGTGTTGCACTAAAGATAGGTAAGTCAAACTCTACGGCCAAACCTCTTAGTTCTTCAGCGATTGCTTTAATGTAGAAGTAAGATGATATATTACCACCTTTAAATCTAGCACTAGCACAAATATTTAAATAATCAATAAAGACAACATCAGGTTTAAAAGACTTCTTTAATGCCAACTCGTTTAACAATGCTCTAAAATGACCACTATGAGCAGACGCCGTTGGATATTCTTTAATAATTAATTTACCTTTTGTCTTTGCATTTAGTTTATCTAACTTTGTATCATACAATTGTTTAGGCATTGTATGTAAATCATCCATAGTTACATCAAATAAGTTAGCGTCAATTCTTTCAGCAATTCTTTCTTCAGCCATTTCTAAAGTTACATACAACACATTTAACCCTTGTGTTAAGAAACTAGAGGCAACATGACACATAAACAAAGATTTACCAACACCTGTACCTGCAAGAGCAATATTCAAAGTTTTACTAGGAACACCACCTTTTGTAATACGATTAAAATAATCTAAATCAAACTTAAATCTTTTTTCTTTTGTGTGGTACCAATCAAATCTAGCCTGAGCGTCTTCAATATAATCGTGACCAATATGATTGTCAAATGATACTGCAAGAGCGTCAGCAAGAATACCAGGTATTGCCTCTGGTGTTTGTTTTTGGTCTTTGTTATCTAAGATTTTAATACCAGATAGAACGGCATTATGCACGGCTCTATCTTTACACCACTTCTCAGTTGTATCAAACAACCATTGTAAATCTGTTTCTTCTTCACTTGCACTAGCAATAATGTGTTTGATATTTTTAAGTTGTTCTTCGGTTAAATCTTTTCGACCATTAAGTTCAATTAAGATTGTATCTTTTGTAGGTAAGTTTTTGTAATTTTCAACAAACTTTTCTATCTCACCATATAATATTCTTTCATCTGAATTACTAAAATATTCTGGCTTAATAAATGGCAAAGCCTTTCTTGTAAAGTCTTCGTTGAAGAATAGATTACTAATAATTGTGGTTTCTATTCTATCACTTAATAATTGCTGTGCCATCTTTTAACTGTTTCTCCATAAGTTCTAACAATATATCACCAATGTAATTGATAAACTCTTTTTCATCTCCTAAATCTATGTTATTAGGATTTCTTATAATATCATAATCAAATATCATTGGCAAGGTTCCGTCTGGATTCTCATCTTTGCCGAAACCAACCTTACCATATTTGTATATGACACCATCATACTTCTCAGATAACAACTTTATACAAGTAAAGTCGTCACCCTCTTTTTGTACGAAAGTATAAGGTTTATTCTTCGTCTTGTCCGTAGGTGAATTTTTGTTTTGTGTATTCATCAATCTTATCTAGTACCTCATTTGTAAAATATTTTTCAGGCTCACTATTGATTGCTTTACCAAATACTTTTGTGCCATCTGGCAGTTCATATCTAGTGGATACTTTCTTAAACACACCAGCTTCTTCGCCTAGTTCTAACAGACCATAATGTCTATCTAAACCTTGTTTATATGAAAGTCTTACATCAATTTGAGCATTCTC